CAACTCCATACCAAGATGCTGTAAAGCCCAGCCCCCCACCTCAGCCCCAAACGAACCGCTTGCATCAGGCCACACGGTTTCCAGTCGAGGCTGATCTCGGCCAGTTACCGCCAGTTCAGGCTGATTAGGGTCATCTGAGATAATCCTGAGTTGGGTCGGGGTGAATAATTTTTTCTCAGTAAAAAACGGTTTGTGTGTTTCGCGTATTCCGTTTTGTCTCATTGCTTCGGCTCGTATTGTTTGTCGCATTTCGTTTCGTTGTGTGACGTAGCGATGCCCGAGTGTGTTGTTGCATTTAAAGCATATGCCTCGTAAGTTTTCTAACTCATGGCCACCACCTGCGTCAACTGGAATGATGTGGTCAACTTGTGTCGAAGGTTGCCGGTTGCAAACGGTGCAGGTTGGCTGTTCGCGTAGTACGACTGGTCGGTTGCGTTGGTAGTCGGCGTGATCGTGTGCTCTGCTCATAATGCGCTAGCGCGCGCTGTCGCGCTTGCTCTCAGTTTGTGAACGCTAACCATGTTGTCAACCTTATGTCTGTTGTTTGTTTGTGGTATGTCAATCTATGTTGTGTGTGAGACCTAATGCGCTAAGCCCCCCGTCGTCTGCCTTCACTCGACACCCTAACTCTTTAGCGCAATTTGCTTGACCACGTGTTACCACGCGCATCATCTACCCACGTCACCGTGTTTTATACCTTTCACCTTGCAAAGGGTGTAGGCCGTGCCCGTTATTTAATTGTCTATCAAACTTTGCAGATAAATGCGATTGGCATACTGTTTGGCTGCCCAACGCAAATGCTGCTCAACATCATATTTGCCCAAGAAATCAGGCATCGCCAGCACCATGCTTAACGCCTGCATTAACTGCGTCAATAGTTCAACGTCGTTCATTGTGGCTCACCTAATTTGAGCGCGTCAATCACTCGACTCACGTCACGTTTAGTTAAATCGCCTGTTGTGTTTATCTGACGGCCAAGCACGTTGCTGCAATACTCTTTAAGTTTGTCTTGAGCAATGTTCTGCCCGTTAGCCAACGCACGCATCATGCCCAACTGCTTAGGCGTTGCATACTCCTGCACCGGTGCGTCAGGGAATGGCATCTCAACGTCGAGCATAGGTACAACTGGCGCTAAACGGCCTGTCGGTTGCCTTGACTGCGCTGCCTCAACCTCGTTACGGCTTGCAATGCTTTTGTTTATACCAAAACCCATGTAGCCAAGCGCTCGACCCAGCGCGCTAGTGAACCCAACTTCGTTTTCGCTCATCTTCGTGTACGGCGTACGACCCGGATAGATCTCGCACGCTGACGCAACCGCTGGTATTGGGTCGGCTTGATCGCGCCACACGGTCACGGTGCAACGTATAAAGCATGACTTGTCAGGCATCTCTATGATCTCGCGGTGTGTTTCTTGTATGCGTAGATCAGGATATTTTTTTAGTGCCATGCCTAGACGTGTAGGTACGTCAACGTAGTTGTCAAGATTAAATCCACTCACAACGATTGCCATATTGTTAAGCGTTGCGCATGATCGTGTTCGCCGCCACGTTCAGCAAACGTAATCTCGCCCGTGTTTTTAATAACGCCGTTACGTTGCGCTACCAGTAGTCGAGCGGTCATGCCTTTAGTAACGGGAAATGTTACGCCTAGTTCGTACCAAACTTGATCGGCCGTAAAGCGTGGCATCATTCGAGCCATTTTGCGTATTGCGTTATCTACCTGCAATTGTTGTTGCGGTGTCCATTTAGCATTGGCGCTGGCTTGGCTCTCAACCATTGCGACACGCATACGATGTCGTTCGTGTTTAGTTAGCACGGTGCGCCCACCTCTCGAGTCGGCTGACCTCTGCGTCACGCTCTTTAACGCGCTCGTCAAGATCGGTGATGATGCTCAACAAATATTTAATCTCAATGCGTGTTTGATTTAATACGTCAATCAGTTCCGCGTCGTCTAAAACGTTGCGGTCGTCAATCTCGTGCTGGATTGCTCGAAGCGTGCTACGCGCTGCCAATTCCCAAGGCTGACGTATCGGCACTTTGTTTTGTGTGATCTGTTCCATGACGTGTTTAAGCGCTTGGAATTGTGGGTCAGTTCTCGGGTCGATGTTCTCGGTCATCTCTTGCCTTTCGTTTGTTGGTGACTGACATTATCAGGTAGGTGTACGCCGTCAAGACGGTTGCCAAAAACAGGTGTTTTAAAGTGACCATGCACGCCAGCCATTTGAGTATCTAAAGATTGCTAACGCGCTACGCAAATTGTCTTCTAAGTCAAACAGATCGTCGCACGTGCGTAATAGGCCGTATGCCTGCAAATAGCCGTTTGTGTGGTACGACGAAGGTTTGCACCAAAAATAGTTAATCTGCATAACGCCTGCGCTGCCGCCGTTTGGGTCGCTTGGGTTAAACGCGTCAGGGTTGCACCGGCTTTCGCGGTAAGCAATTGCAACTAGTTGTGTTAGGTCTTGTTCAGCCCAACCGACGTGTCGAGCCATGTCAAACACGGTCTGACACGCGTCAGGTTGCGTTATAGGCGTAGTTACAGCCACGGTGCTAGTAGTGCTAGGTATGTCAACTGGTCGGCCGTAGCCCTCAAATACTTCGGGTTGTCTAACTGCTAGATCGTCGGCTGTGGGTGCAGGCGGCGGTGTCAAAATAAATATTGACGTGACGCTAATAAATAGCGATATTGCGATTTTGCTGATGAGTGTCATGATGACCTACTTTCTCGGTAGGCCACCAGCCTAAACAGGTTTTGTTGCCTCTGTCGGTGATACCCCAAAAACGGCTTGCCAGCGCTGTTTTGCGATGATCGGGTCGTTAGCAACGTGCGGGTCAATCTCTATGTGATACCAGTCGCCCTGCTCGACACTAGGTAGCGGTTGCCATGTGCCCCGGTCGCATTTCCATGACCGTTGCATCGCGTAGTCAATTACAAGTTGTATGCCTAAATGGTCTGCGTTTTCTAAACACTTGACAATAAACGCGAGTGACGTTTTGCGGCCGTCTGCCTTGCCAAGTTTCTTTTGATTAAGCCAACGGTACGACAAATCCATTGCTAAGCCTCGAGCATGGTTACTGATTGTGCCGGGTCTGTTGCGAATATCGCGATGCACAAATGTGCCGTTATTCCACAAACTGCCGTCGCTGTGTTTGCACGCAAGTCGCGCCCATTCCGCTGTGCCAGCCAACGCAGACTTTACGACTGGCTGTTGCGTAACTATGTAAGCGCGATTAGCCATTGTTATTTAGTCGGTTTTTTTATGCCGTTAGACGCAACAATGCCCGACAATGTGCCAGTCAAAAACACAACAATTGTTGACATTAGGTCAATAAACGCTGCGTCGTTTGGTGCTTGTTTTTCAGGTTGCGACACAAACAACAGGCCGTAGGTCATGCCTAAAACTATGGTGCTAAAAACTATTGCGAGCAATACGCCTACGGTGACGATCATGCGTGCGTGTAGTTCGTCGGCTGTGTATCTGTGTCGAGTCATGGTGTTATGCCGCATCGGTCAGGCACGTTGCAGTTATCTAGCGTCATGTTTTTGACGCGTGATTTGACGGTGAGTGTGTTGTCGCGTGTTGTTTCGCAAGCGCTAAGCATAAGTATTAGCGCAAATAGCCCGTATCGCATTGCATTACGGTTCAATTAATGGCGTAAATGGCATCGGCACAAATTCGCCGTACTCGCCTGCGTCAGCGTCAAAAGTAAACCCTGCGTTAGGCCAATAACCTCTAAAATTTGCGTGGTAACTGCATTGCAACCAATCGCCCGATATACCCAATGACGCAATAAACGCTTTACCGATCGGTTCGCTTTCGGGAAAATTGCCGCCGCCGCAATCATCGTTGGCAATAACAATAACTTCCTCAACTGTGTTGTTATTAACTTTTGCAAAATGTGCCATAACTAAACCTTAAACCTGATATAGCAAATACCTGAACCACCGTTACCACCTGAAGAATACGCACCGTTTACGCCGCCGCCGCCACAACCTGTATTCGCTGCACCGTTGTTGCCTGTGCCAGTTGTTGAACCAGCCACACCGCCTGTTGCCGCCGCGCCAGCCGTTACGCTGCCACCACCACCGCCGCCTACTGCAATAAAACTTGCTGACCCGCTTATAAATGCAGAACGGTCAAACCCTGTGCCACCTGTGCCGCCGGCTGTTGTTGCACCGTTACCGCCTGCACCTGATTGGCCGCCACCGCCACCACCATTTGTGGTTGTAGTCGAGTTGCCGCCTTTAAAACCTGTCAAAGTGCTACCAGTAATTGAACCCATAGTTTTACCGTTTCCGCCACCTGAACCACCGCCAATAAATGCACTACCGCCATTTGAGTTTTGTGTGCCTGAAATGTTGCCGATACCAGCGGGATTAAACGGTGATGTTGCACCAATTGTCGTGTTGCCGCCTTGAGTAAAAAGTTCTAAACTAAACGCCGACCCACCTGCGCCAATAGTTATTGTTTGGTTTGCGTCTAAATAAATTTGACCCATACTGACCTGACCCGCACCGCCGCCGCCACCAGCATATGTCGCCCCAATATGCATTGACCCGCCACCGCCACCCACCGCACAAAAATCAAACAAACCTGTTTTAGTAACAGTCAAAGTACCTGTGCTAGTAAAAGTTAACAGCGTGTAATTTATTCCGCCAACAGTAATTGAACTACTCGAACCGCCTGTGGCCGTACCGTAAACGCTGCCGCCCCCTAAGTTAAAAAAAGTAAAAGTTGACGCCGACAATGCAAGTAAGTAGCCGCCTCCATATTGCGCCAATGCTAAAGAACCGCTTGTGTTAATAGTTACGCCCGCACCCGCAGTAATCGTGCAAGCACCTGCACCTTTGTTAGCGACCTGAATAACATCGCCAACCGTAAAAATCGAGTTGTTAACTGTGATCGTTGTAGCGCTTGCATTATTCATTATCGTGCGTTTAGTTTCGTCGCCTGCAATCAGCGTGTACGACGCAGTTTTATCTGATATCGGTAAATTTTGTATGTCGTTAAGTTGCGCGGCCGTCAAAACTTGACCAGCAACAAACGGAAACGGTGTTGTCATATTTGCCTACTTTACCCTAGAGCGTTGTCTGCGTTGATGATACCAAACGACGTGTCATCAAGTATTAACTCATAAACGACAATGGTTGGCGACGTGTAATAAGTGACGCTATGCCCGGTATTGACGTTAATCGTATGCTCAATGCCCTCGACTGCCAGTTCTTGTGCCAACTCGGTAGTGGACACGCCTGACGTAAATGTTTTTTCAATGGTAATTGTGTCGCCCACGTCAATCACGGCAACTGTGTCACGTTGCGCGCTAGTCAACAAAGCAAACGACGTTGCTAGTGACGTGTACCGTGCCTCGGGTTCAGGGTCAAGCAAATAGACCGCCAAGTCGAGTGCGGCGCTGTCGTTGTGCAAAAGGCTGTTAGTGATGCTGTAAGTCTGCACAAAATATTTTGTTTGACTACCAGCGTCGTCAGCGACCTGCGGATTGTTACTGCCAAGTATCTGTACAACTGCACGATTAGTTACCTGATCGGCTTCAAAAGTTATGCCTACACCGTTGTACGGAATGTTTGTGCCGTCATCATGAAAGTCTGCTATCGCTGGGGTTAGCGTTGTGCCTAGTCGAGCGTCAAAAACTAGATCGCCGTCA